ATATTTTTATTAATTAATTTAATATTTGAACCAACACCCTCAACGTAATATTCGCCAGTAGCATATTTCTCTGGATTAACATTGCCTACAAACGAAACTTTCATTCCGTTGCTTAATTGAGTGCCATCAGGTAAGCTATAATACTTTTTGCCGATTAAATCTTTTTCAACGTCAATAAAGCTATTTTCTTCAATGTCATTAACCTCAATAGCACCACCAAGATTTCTGTCAGTTTCACTTTGATAAAAAAGCAAACTTGGTGCATCTAAAGGAACTGTAAATGTAATTCTGCCGTTAGTTACACTCTTACCTACAACTCCGTCAGTGTATTGAGAAAAACTTCCGATTGACCGATCTACTTTAATGCTAAAAGGATTTCCGGGACTGTTAATCTCAAAGACATATATTTGTCCTCTGTATAGTTTTAGAACAGGATTCGGTGTTAACCCATCCGGAGTGAACACATACTGATAATCAGAACCCTCAGTTTGCAATTCAACTGTGTAAGTACTGATAGTAGATAATTGCTGGCCGTAAATTGTAATAACATCAGGACCATATGGGAGCCAATAATAATTTTGAAAGTTAACAAATTTATCCCAATTGATATGAGGATTCCATGAATAAAATTCTTGTTCGTTTAGTCGAGAATGATTTGTTGTATTGCCGCCAAATACATTAACTTGATTAATATAATCAATGTAATCTTTGAAGAAAGTAGTATTGCCTAAAGAATCTTTTACTGTAAAACTAGGTTCAAGTTGATAATGCTCTCGCTGTGCAGACGGAGCTTCTAAATAAACATCGGAACCAGATGCTGTCTTTGACGTTTTTCTTCCGATGAATCCATTTATTTTTTTAACAGAACCAGGTTGTACAACTTGATCTATAGTGGCCTGCAAAAACTTTTTGTTAGTATCAGACTTATAAAAATTTGGAAGAAAATTTTCTCCAATAGCCGGAGTACCGGTTGGATTTTTATTACTATCGACCATTTGATGTTCCTATTTTAATAATCATATCCGCTGCCGCCACTTGATGATCCGCCACTTGGGCTAGTTATAGTTTGTGACGGTACTGAACTGCTACTGTAAGGTGAGCTAGTTGTGTTTTGATTTGATAATATCGTTGTCGTTGCGCTGCCAGTAACTGTCCTAATATTTGAACCAGTAATTCCTGATATAATTTCAATGTTGTCTACAGTTGCACCGTTAACAAAAATCTTGTTGCTTGGACAACTTATTTCAAATAGGCTACCAAAATATAAATCAGTTTGGGCTGGCACTATAACAAAATTTGTAATATCGGGTGTTAACTGGTTCATAACGTATGTTGCTAATTCTGTAAAGTAAAATGTATCTCCAAAACTCCAATTATCTAATGCAAAGAATGAATTTAATGCTAGTACTACTCTAGCTTTAATATCGTTGTCCGATACAACGCTACTGATATTTTTAGTAACTTTAAATGTGGCTTGAACTTCTCTGTCAGCTGTTGCTCCGAATAACACTTTATAAGCTACTGGATGATACACAATTTCGTCTGACATTGCTTTGATTAAATTCAAACTAGGTGCGATTAAATTATATAGCTCGTCTGAACTTGGTGGTAACGGATAAGATAGGCTGTTGTTAACTAGCCATTGTCTATAAGCAATGTCATAATTTTTAGTTAAGACATAAACATCCATGATGTTACTTGCGCCTGGATCGATGCGTGAATTATAATCAGCACTATGAGTGTATTGAAACTTTAAATTACTTCTTCCAATATACACTTTGTAATCTAATGTTGGAACGAGTGATGCTGTTGATAATGTTAATTTCTTGACCACTTTAGTATCAGCAAAATAAAAATATTGACCGTCGGGGTAAGTTGTTAAAGACGTTAACACCGATGATTGTGTAGGAGCGATAAAAACTGTATTACTACTGTTGTCAATATATTGATATTCTTCTTTGCCGTCAGTTAAAGAATAACGCTGTTGCACAATATATTTTGTTAAAGGATTAACTGTAGGTGCAACAATGTTTAAAAATGTCTCCGGGTCTTGAATAATACCGTTGTCTGTATCTTCAGTAAAACTAATTATTATTTTTTTATTGTCAACATAACCGTCAATACCTACATATTCTTTTACTACTTTCCATGGCTGATCCACAGTAAATGCTGATACCACATCTGGTTGTGTGTTTATACTAAGCACATTGATTTTATCAGATATAACTGTACCGGTAGTGTTATCGTAAATAGGATTAGTACTATCAAAATAAAATCGTACTTGCTTATCACTTTCAAAAATATAACGTACTAATCTCGAAGTAACTGTGTAATATTCGTTATTAGTTGTGAATAGCAGTAGCCAACTGGCATCTTGTTGACTATTTGTAGTGTCTCCCTGATTGCCTAAACTGAATGCAGACGAAGTGTCAAGGTTTGCTTCGTAAATAATCTGCCAGCTTTGATCGGCGGCGTTGTAGCGTAGTCCAAACGGTTTGTTTGCAAATATCAAATCAATCATAGTAGTAATTACTGTCGAATTAATAGTTGTAGTCAACGCTGGAATTAATTTTGAAAGAATTGCATTTGATGGCACTGATTGATTTAAAGTTATCGGACCAAACCCAGTTGATAGTTTTCCAGTATTGTTTGCAGTGCCATCACCATTGACACTTACTACCTCTGCCCAAAGATATGTTGTTGCTCCTGGAACTGTTGCAGGTCCAGTTACCAATGCATTTGCATTTTTTGTATTAAAGTATTTGCCAGCTGGTGCTGTAAATTTGATCAAGGCACCTTTAGTTAGATACTTTAAGTCAGTATTAGTATATGTCCCTACTTTATATGGGGTTGCATCTACTGAGTCGCCAACATACCCTGTTGAAGATATAGTATCAGATGTTGTTTTATACCATGCAATATTAAGACTGGCTGTTAAGAAATTAACAAAATTACTATAATAAAAATTAGACAAGTCTGGACTGCTTAATACGTCTGTAACTTGATTATATATAACTGCTTGGATATCAGTTTTAGTCACATACTTAAATTGAATTCCTGAATCAGAGTAGAAATCTTGATATATAACACCGTCGTCAGCAAACAAATTTGTGCTGGAATATTTTCCAGTTGGATCTGCTAGATCAAAATATCGACTTATACCACTACTAGTTCTGTTGACACTTTTTATTTTTGCGACCTGTTGTGATACTGATAGCGGACTTATATTATAGTCTTCGCCAGTTATCATTCTGTTTTGTGTATAGTAGGTCTGCGGAGCATTAGTTTTTATCGATGCATTATCTTCAGTGGCAGTAGCGTTACTGACCGAAGAAGTAAGACCTAAAGTGATTGTTATCGATTCTGCTGTTCCCGAAGCCGAAGTATACGGGATACTAATACTAATATTTCTAATATCAGCAGGATTGATTGTATAATCTAGTCCGTTGCTAAGACGATAGTAGGTTCTAAAGTCACCTAGTGGCAAGGTTCCAAACGTGCCATCGCTAAAGGCTAAACTAACAGCATCGCCTGTGCGAGTAATTACTGTGTAAATATTTTTAATACTTTTGTTTAAACTATTATAGATAATATTGTTGCCGGTAGTAGAACTTACTTTTGTCCACAAGTCATTTTCGGCGCCGTTCTGATCTAATGAATACAACCACACATCATCATTATTAATATTTTGTGTTGCGATGTCTATACTTTCATTACTGCTCGGTTGTGTGATATTAAATTGACCAGCTTGTAAATTTCCTTGAGTAAAATAAAAGAAAAATCCAGTTCCTGTACTGCCTGCGCCGTGACCGTCTTCTCTATAAACACATGCTGGTTTGTTTCCAAGTTTTGGAGGTTCTTCGTATATAAAAGATTGACCAGTAAATGTTGTACTGGTTATTTCAAAATTCATGGATCTACCAGCAACTGTACTTGTAAAACCGTATATCGGTGCATTTGTATTCGTTGCGTTAAATCTGTACTGGCTTGTGGGAATTCCGTAAATTGTTTCAGACGCGGCTGGACTACCAAATTGTTGAGTTTGAGGAAGTGCGGCATTTAAAACTTTGATAAATTGATCATACCAATTAGTGTTGCTTGGATCATTCCATGCAATGACCTGACTTGCAACATTGCGACCATTGCTATCTATAACAGTTTCAGTTGTCTGGACTGTTGAGATCTTTAACAGGCCGCTGGCAGCAATATTACGCTTAGGATTATAACTGATCAATCGTGCTAGTCTAAGTACGCTATCTCTACGAGTAGCAAGCTCTAAGAAGTTTTCACGAGCATTTAAATCAACACGAAAAGCTATACTCTGGCCCAAGAACGCAATAAGGTCGATTAAGGCAAGATATTCGCTAGACTCGATATAGTCGTTAAAATCTTCAGGATAATTTGTACGCAAATACTGAATCATAGTTCTGCGCAAATTTTCAAAATCGTAACTTTGGAAATCAGCATTACGGAAACTCTGATAGATCTTTTTCCAATCTTCTGATATTAGTAAATTATTTTGTCTATCGGTTGAACTCATATTATATCCTGTATCCTGTATTTATTTTATTCTATTATGTGTGTAGTTAATTACGCAATCAATAGGCCGTTGGATTGATCAAACCGTAATTGAAGTGATTCCTGGATGTTATAAGGGAGAAATTTTAATGTACACTGTATTTGTATACCCTGGCCATAGCTAGTAACTATTACACTTTCAGCAGTGATTCTAGGATCAAAATTGATAATAACATTAATGTTTTCTAATATCAAATTCTTAAGCTCTTCTGTAAGTGGTTCAAATAGCAAGTCCCATATAACACAACCAAATGCAGGATTCATCAAGCGTTCGCCTTGACGGGTATTAAAATGATTAAGTATATCCTGTTTAATTAATTCAAAATCGTATAGATTATAGTTTTCAGTAGCGGGATT